AATTACAGTTCTCTGCGTGAGATTCGGCAACAAGTACGGCCGTGAATATGTAGAGCGTCTGCGTAATATGGTTGCAAGGCATCTCACAGTTCCTTATGAATTTGCCTGCCTCACTGACGATCAACACGACATCCCCGGAGTACGTAAAATATATCAACCCAATGCCAACTATGCTAGAGGATGGTGGCACAAGGTTCACATGTTTGATTCTGCCTTACCTCTCAGAGGAAGAATACTCTATCTCGATCTCGATGTGGTCATTCATGCCAATATGAACAAGCTCACAGGATATCATCCCAACAGCTTTATAGGTATTCACGATTTCAACAGAAAATTTTTCCCCAGTTGGAACTATCTCAACAGCTCAGTGTTAGCATGGACTCACGGAACTCAAAGCCATATCTTTAATCAGTTCAAACTCAACCCATCAGAAGCTCAACGGCTGCAAGGAGATCAAGATTGGATTTGGAAAATAGCTAAAGATAGAATGACGTTTTGGCCTAGAGATTGGATTATGAGTTACAAATGGGAGATTCGAAGCAGAGACGAGCTCACAGTGGCTCAAGGTAGAAGGCAGTTCAAAACGGTAAGACACGATGTTCGACCACCTCCAGAATGCAGTATTGCGGTATTTCATGGTGAACCAAATCCGCAGGATGTTCAGGATAAATTTGTAGTTGACAACTGGCGGTGATGATGTTATACTTGTAGTATGACATTTACTACACACCAAAGTCAAATTCGCACAATCAAACAAGACGATCCCCGTTTTCGTATCGTTGACAAGTTTGTCACTACTCCTAGAGCAGGGTTTGAGATAAGTGAAAAATGCCCGGCTGAATATCAAAAGATTTTGTATGAGTGTTGGGGCAATGGGTGGATTCAGCCTGTGGCCTATATGACAGAACGTGAACTTCTTATTTCAGGATTATCAAATGGTTAAACGCATAGGCTTTGCCTGCAAATGGATCAATGATCCTTCCGAAGTCGACGGCATGAAAATCAACGCTCGAGACCGTGAACTCAACACAGGTTCAACTACTGTGGCTTGGTTGAAGCGGCAGACTGCTGACGTAGCAGAGCAGAGATTATGGGATCTCATGGTAAGAAACATCGAATCAGTTCGCAAACTTGTAGAAAGAGTAGGTACATTAGATGATGAACTTCGCATGGTCCGTATTGGCAGTGATGTGCTGCCTGTTTATACTGAGCGTAATTACAGCTGGTTTTGGCGTCAAAGCCATGTGGTTGCATATGCCCAACAGCATTTTGCTGAGGTGGGGCGTATTGCTCGAGATCGTGGTGTTCGTCTCAGTTTCCATCCTGGCCAGTTTACTGTATTGGCATCTGATAATCCCGATATTGTTGATCGTAGCATAGAGGAGTTTGAATATCATGTGGACATGGCTCGCTGGATGGGATTTGGTAAAACATTTCAAGACTTTAAAATCAATGTACATATCGCCGGTCGACAAGGCCCCGACGGTATCCGTCGTGCTTTGGCACGGATGACTCCCGAAGCTAGAAACTGTCTTACTATTGAAAACGACGAAATGACCTGGGGCATAGAGCACAGCATTGAATTAGTCAAAGACTGTGCGCTGGTCATGGACATACACCATCATTGGATTAAAACTGGAGAATATATTGAAGCAACTGACGACCGTGTTAAAAGGATTATTGATAGTTGGCGTGGCGTTCGCCCTGTGTTACATTATAGTGTATCACGGGAAGACTGTCTTATTGACCATCCCGGACACATCCGCCCCGATCTTCCGTCCCTCTTAGAGCAGGGCTACAAAAAAGCCAAGCTGAGAGCACACAGTGAATTCTATTGGAACACAGCCGTAAATGAGTGGGCACTGAGCTTTAGAGACCAATTCGACATCATGTGCGAAAGCAAGGCCAAGAACTTGGCCTCATTTGCTCTACACGATCAAGACAAAACTGTTAAACAGTTTTTGGCTTGCGAGGAGCCTTCGGCGCTGGTGCTTTCTTAGCAGGCGCTTTCTTAGCAGGCGCTTTCTTAGCCTTAGCTACCGCTACTGCTTTGTTTTCAGCAGTAACTTCGGCAGTGTCTTTGACTACCACTGGCGGTGCTTCAACTACCGGAGTTTCTACCTTGTAGGGAACTTCGACAGGTTCGGCTGGTTTAACTCCAAACATTTTTTTCAATAATCCTAGCATATTAAAAATCTCCTTGTAGGTTATTTATACGGTAAATACAAGCATGGCATACAAATTCATACAAAAATTCATAGTTGAGGGTCGTAAAGACAAACTAATCCAACTGACCTTGCCCTATGCCGATGACGAGCTTGCGCCAGTAAAAAGCAAAGCAACTATAGATTATCACTACGGTACACTGTACAAAGCCTATGTTGATCGATATAATAAAGGCGAGGGCGATGCGGACTTCAACGAAGCGGGTGCTTTTTTACACAATATATATTTTGCTCAATTAAAACAGCCCGAGGGATCTAATAGGCCCTATGATGCTATTTTACAATTTATAGAAAAACATTTCAAAACTTTCGATTCATTTAAAAGCGAGTTTGAAAAGAAAGCCATGAAGATACAGGGCAGCGGATGGGTGTATCTGGCCAGAGACGGAGAAATCAAAACCATTGTTAATCACGAAGTTAGGAACGATATTGTACTATTGATAGATTGGTGGGAACACGCTTGGGCGTTGGACTATCAGGCAGATAAAAAAAGCTATCTATCCAACGCATGGAAGATAATCGATTGGAGGATAATAAATGGCGTACTCGGACAAAGTAATTGACCATTACGAAAATCCACGCAATGTAGGGTCGTTTGCTAAAGATGACCCAACAGTAGGCACAGGTATGGTAGGTGCTCCAGCGTGTGGTGATGTAATGAAACTACAGATAAAGGTAGACGATGATACAGGTATTATTACAGATGCAAAATTTAAAACGTATGGCTGCGGATCGGCTATCGCGAGCTCGAGCCTCGTTACAGAGTGGCTCAAAGGAAAAACCCTCGACGAAGCAGGAACAATCAAAAACTCCAAAATCGCCGAAGAGTTAGCCCTACCCCCAGTTAAGATACATTGTTCAATTCTAGCAGAAGATGCTATCACCGCAGCCGTAAATGATTATCGTAACCGACACAGCAGCTAAGAAAGTTAAGCAAAATTTAGAGCGCCGCGGTAAAGGTGTGGGCATTCGATTGGGTGTAAAAACTACAGGATGCAGCGGATTAGCCTATACTATAGAATACGTTGACGAGTACACCACCGAAGAGGGAGTTACTAATTTTGCTCAAAAAGACTTTGTGGTATTAGTAGATGCCAAAAGTTTGGCATATCTTAATGGCTTAACAATGGATTGGGTTCGCAATGGACTCAACGAAGGATTCGATTTCGTCAATCCGAATGAACGCGATCGCTGTGGCTGTGGTGAATCATTTAGAATTTAGACACAGGTAAGTCCACACTGGCAGGCATATTCCATATCTGCTTCTGCTCTACTCCTGTTCTTTGAGCAAACCTTTTGGCATCACAATCCCCGCAACAATGAAAAAAATTGTTGCTGAGTCGTTTCTTATCCATGTGTTTGAGATCTCTTTCAAACACCGAATCACAAGCATCACATCTCAGCACTGCTATAGTCTTTTTTCTCTTATATAAATGTTCAACCCCGCATTTACTGAGTCTAGAGTATTGATTTTGTTGAGTTTTGATTGTGAGAAACATCTAGTATTTACATCCGGCTTATAAAACTTTGGGCTAAATATTAGAGCATTTGCTCAATCTAGGATTCCAACCATGGCAAGAAAGACTATTGATATTGGTGTTGTCGGTAATGACGGCACCGGAGACAGTATAAGAGATTCATTCCGTAAAGTCAATGACAACTTTAGAGAACTTTACAGCTCACTAGGGCTCGGCGAAAGATTAAAATTCACCGGGCTTGAAGACGCCCCAGCTACCTATGTAGGGCAAAATGATCCAGCTACTGGAAATACCCCAGTAGTCACTGTGAACAACACTGAGTCAGGGCTGGCATTTAAAAAACTTATCGCTGGTTCTGGTATCAGTATTGATTTTACCACTAACCCCAACGAAATATCTATCAACGCAGACTTTGCTGAAATTGTAGCAGACACTACTCCCCAATTAGGTGGTGACTTATCAATGCGTTCCGGGGGAAATCAATATCGTATATTTGATGCTGGAACTGCAATTACTCCGCTGGAACCTATATTTTCAACAGAATTAGTCAACAAAAACTATGCCGATTCTAAAATTTCCAGAGCGGGGGTTAATGCTATTGATCCTACCACAGGAACAGTAGACGTTAGTTTCGGACGCATGAGCGGACCGTTGATCTTATCAAGAAGTCCAGAACCAGATGATGACGAGTTGTACGGAGGCTTGATTGCAGCCACAAAACAATACGTAGACAG